AAACAAGCCAGCAGCAAGACCATCGCCATAACTACCGCCAACCCTGAAGACCCTCCATCCGGAGGACGTCCACCATCCATCTGGGATATATGTTGCATTGCTACCGCCTGTCGAGGTAGGCAAGAAAAGCCACGGAGCATTTGCATCAATGCCCTGTGTCTTTGGATAATCTCCATTGCCGCCGCAACAGGCATAGCTCAACTGCGAATATCCAGCGGACTTGTCATCGCCGAAATTAGAGCGGTCGAGGCAGTAATAAGCCTGCGTTCCGCTAAAATTGATACCGTCAATCCACTGCCAGACATTGCCCCAGAGGTCCTCAATGCCGCGGTACTGGATAGATGTTTGCCCGTCCGTTCCTGCCGGGCGACCTGTGTGGTATGCCATGCTATCAGTTCCGCCGCAGCTTATAGCGGCTGAACCGCTTGTATAGCCCTTGCCAACAACGGCCTGAGAGTCCCAGTCCGCATATTCCACGAGATACAACATAACCACGGCCGACCATGCAGCAATGTTCATCATATCCCAATGCGCGCCCTTGTTTCTGGCATTGCTTCGTAATGTAGCTCGTGTGATGCTCACGACCGGTTTTACTGCCGATTTCGATACATAGCTATTGCCCGCAAGATACTTGCCAACGTAGATGGCATCCTTTCCCTCAAAAGCGGGATGCAGCGTATACCCGACCATGGGACCGTTTGCAATATGTAACTGCCACTCTGCCCCTGTTGCCGCAATCTTATACCAGAATTTCGGCACCCTTACCACGGTATCAAATGCAGAACGGCTGAATGCAGAATCTACGCCCTTTTCATAGGCGATTGCATCGTTGATAACGTTGAATTCTTTCATGCCGCTCCATGGCCAGATATCATCAAACGGCGATGAGCCGACCGTTGCTCCGACGCCCGGCACAGGATCAGTAAACCCTACCGCGTCACCCAAACGAGAAAACTGCGTGCTCGGTCCACCTGACCACAGCACGCCGTAAGATCTTGCTGTTTTCGGTTTTTGTATTTCAGGACGTGCGCCTAAAAGAATTCCGCTCATCAGCTTTCACCCCTTGTTTTTAATTCATAGAATATCTGCAATGCCTTTGTCGGTTTCTCTTTTGCCTGTATTGAAAATCCAGTATTCTTTATGGCAAGTTCATAAAAGGCGTTCTTCGCAAACCAGTCGTATGTATCAGCGTTGGCAGCAGACACAACTACATCTTGCTCATTACTGTCAAAGTCGCTTGGCGCAATGTCGTAGGCATACCAGAACTCTTCCGATGTGTCTGGCGTTTGCTGATACCAATTCGCCACCGTGAGAGTTGCAAGATACTGCTCACCGGATCCGCCGCCCCCACCGCCGACTAAGAAGAAATCGGTACCAGACAGAAAGCCGATAACAACAGCCCCGGTCACGAAGAAATTGTTTCCGGGAGCTTTGCCGTTCGGCAGCCGCACCGTCACAGAACCGCCATTCACCTTGAATGTGTCGTTTTTCGCGTATGCGGCCGTTGCAATGAATTTCACGTTGCTCCCACCGCCTGCCAGTGTAAGAGAGTGTACCGTACCTTCCTTTGCGTGAGTATATGTTGAGAAGCCCGTAAGGCGCACTTCTTCAATGGTTTCCTGCATAGACTGTTCAAGCTCGGCGACTGCTGTGTTGACAACAGCCTCCATTGCGTCTATCTCATTTTGCAGGTGTCCGGCAACATCGCCGTCGAGAACATACTGAAGGTTTGCAAACCAGTCGTTGAAATTGCTCTGTGCGGAAGCCTCGAATGTATCCATAGCTTGGTCGAACGAGTCATATCGAGCCTGACCAAGCGACTGAAAATAGTCGTATTCATTTGCAATGCGTACCTTGTATTCAGCAAAGAACGCATCGAACTGAGTACAGAGAGATGAAAAATCGAACTGGTCTATTATGCCAGTGACAATTCCGCAAAGGCTACTGTCGAATCTGCGGTCAGTAATATTGGACTGCAAAATGGCAGTTACACCTCTGCCGATGTAAACATCCGCAAGTGCAATCTCATATATTTCTGCGTCTCTCGTAAGAGCCGTTGCGGTCGGCGTCGTTGCAGGCACGCCCTCCAGCACCTCAACAGACAACTTTCTGTTGAGCAAGCTCCACCGAAGAACGATTCTATCTATTCGGTTGTAAACGCCATCCGCGACAGAGAGCGTTTTGCCAAGGTCCGTGGTGTTGCGGTAAAAATATCCGTTGATAAAACCAGCTCCAGCTTTAATCGTTATGCCCATGCCAGTTGCAATAACCACCTGCAATCCATTGCTCGGATTTGCATACACCCCATTGGACACAAATGATGCAAAGTATGCAGCCCAGTCCTCAGCGGAGTATTTGCGGTCGCCAGACACAGAGTTGAAAAAGCTACCTCTTTCCGCCATGATTAACCTCCTGTTGCCATAGATTTTATTTGTTTATAGATGCTCGGGATAGACTCTCCGAAAGTAATCTCCAATCCCTCACCGTCAACCTCATATATTTCAGAGATTTCTGTAATCCTTGCGTCAATACGCACATTCCACGTTTTATTCACGCATGTTACTCTATCGCCGAGGTCAAAGTCCTTCCGATAAACGAGGTTTGCCCCTACGTTTATTTCAGACGAAAATGCCTGAGATATTGGATACTGTTCCAGCTTTTCCCCGCCGCGTGCAGCCAAAGCCGATTCATACTCGGCATCAGTCAACGTGATCTCCTTGTCATCGTCGTCTTTGTACGTCTGTTTGATATCCCCAGCTGATACATATAGCTCTTTTCTGGCAAGGCCAGAATTTTCGCCGTTCACGATGACAAGCACAGGAGACTTATCTTCGGTCTCTTCGCCGGTGACATATGCCGTGGTTTTGTGCTTTTCAGTAGACTTCGTATATTCCTGCTCCAGCACATTATCATACTCTTGAGAAAAGATACACGGTGGATTCCCTGCGGTGTTGTCTGCTGTGCAATCAACGCCCTTATACACTGAGAACTGGTGCATGCCGGCAGCACGGTCGGTGATGACCTTCATCCCTATCTTCGACCCTTCGGCCAACTCCACAGCAGCATCCTGAACATTGGCATAAGGTTCCGAATTGTAGGGAATGCTCTTCCCGCTTATAACCGCGTCTTCATGTAAAGAAAACGCCGGGAGTTTTCGCTCCGGCGTAGTATCTATGCAGTTTTCATTAACCATGCGGCGGATAAGCACTTGCGCCGTAGCTGAAACGTTGACGAACGGCGTTGCAATGACGCGCCGAGAAATCCAATTCAGCAGAAATTTACCCTGTACTTCAATAACCTCATAGCCCTCAAGATTTTTGCTGATATTTGTATAGAGAATTTCCGCCGCTTCATCGTCACCGTGCTTGATTACGATATTTTCGGCTTGCAGCAGACGGTTATGTGCATCATTGAATGGTACAAGAAGCTTGAACTCGCCGCAATCCCAATATCTGCGTGTCCAGATAAGGCTCGTTATCTGCTCAACAATGCCGAGCATATTCATCTCCGCATCATAGATATACAGCTCCATCACTACACCCCCAGATACAGATTGCTGTGTTTGATCGTCACATTGAGATTGTCCTCACCTGACGCAGCGTAGTAACGATAGGGATTGTCGCCAATGGCAAGCTGCAAATACGTTGACTGAATATCCAGATAACGAAAAATATCGCTTTCTTCGCCGCGCTGATTTTTGAACGTGACCGACTTCTCGCCATATCCCGTTTTAATCGTTATCTCCTCGCCGGCGAGCATATCCATATTTACCTGAATATATTCTTGCGTCTTGACATCAATCAGACCGGGATTTGAAACAGCGCCCTGTGCGGCAAAGGTTATTGTCAGTCCTGTTGTAGCATCGCCGGTGTTCTCAATATTGGTGATGAGATTCGGGAGGCGGTATCCCACCTCCCATTGAGGGTCATCTTCGCTGTTGGTCAGTTGCAATCCGTCCACACTGTCAAATATCATGCCGCCTATCCACGTCGCAATCTGCGTATACGTTTCAGATTCGTCCGTCCAGAATGGATTCAGGCATAATAGATTGATGGTAAATCGCAAGAAAATGCCGTCTGCGTCGAAGTGTGGCGCAGAATTGACCTTGCACTTTATCTGCCGTGTAAAGCTGTCATGCTGATACACCAGAACAGCAGAATATGTTGGGTTCAGCGCGTGATTGAGCTGGTGCCGGTATTCACGCACGATGGCTTTATCCAGCTCGTTTATGTGTCCGACTATTTCAATGTCACGGCTTGCAATGTGATATCCCAGATATGTGGCGCCGGCCTGATTTATGCCAGATGTGGAATATATCTCGTTTTCAACATCAGACAGCCCGGACACATCTTTTGAGATATTGCAATGGAAAACAGAGTAACGGAAAATTCTATCGTTGAGCCATTTTCGTTGGTAAATGTAAGCTTTTCAATGTATTTGCTCCTCATCTATTCAGCTCCCTTGCTATCTGTCTCAAATTGCGCTTTGCCTCTCGCTGCTGCCCGGCATAGCTGGTGTCATCCGCATAGATGTTTTGCGTCAGATTCATGTTTATTTGACGATTTTTTGCATTCGCCAGCTTGTCTATTTCGGCAAGGAGTCTATCGTCTGTGGATGGAACGCTCCCTATAGCCTTGAGTATCGCTGTTGTATTATCAGGGATCTCTGGCACTTCGACCTGCACATCCACGATTTTTTTCATAGTATCACGCATCTCTTCAGCTACCGCATCTTCCATCTCTCGAATGCCAATAATAAGGCCTTTGCCAAGGTCATTGCCGAGAGCTATTGTCTTTTTCGACGGGGAATTTGACTGTGCAGCTTGCTTTGCAGCAGCGATAGCATTGCGCACCATTGCCGCCGCTTCAGCAGCCACCTGAGCAGCGTAAGCTCTGACGCCGACCGCTGCTCCCTGAGAAATTGCAGCACCTATGCCATAACCGGCGTTATATGCGCTGCTTGCATAGCCTGATACAGTCTGATTGACATCCGACAATACCTGTGTGGTCGTATCAACCATATTAGAAAGCTGCTCCTGATACCCAGTAGCAGCCTGCAAACCCATATCCGTAACTGATGCCGTGATTTCAGGTTTTGCGCTGTCAACCTGTGCTTTCGTCTCAGCCATTGCCGTAGCTGTTGCCTCAGGCACCTGCGCAATACTCTCCCCGGCACCATCGCCTAACGTGCTCAGCGTCTCATTGGCATCGCTTATGCTCTCGGCCATCTGCTGCGAGGTTTCTGCAGCGCCGGTCAAACTCTCCTTGTAAGAGTCTACCATGGCCTGAGTTTCAGTCAGAATATTTGCCTGCTCATCGACCTTTGCGCTTGTTTCAGCAATGCTATCCTGCAAAGCGAGCATTGCTTCAGCGGCTTTGGCTTCCTCCTCAGAGAGATTTGCCCAAAGCTCACTTACTTTCATAGAAGCGTCAGCCTCAGCATCACGGGCAGCAATAACAGCCTCAGTTTCCTTGCCTTTAGATTCTATAAGAGCTTCAGACAATGCCTGCTGTGCAGCTTTCTGCTCATTAGCAGCCGCGACGAAATCTAACGTGCCTTGAGTTGCAGACTCATTGTATTTCGTGAGCTCTATGCGAGCTTTCGCGAGTGCAACCTGCAACTCTGTAAGTGCAGCTTCCTGTTCGGAAATTATTGTAGCGAAAGCCTGTTCTTGAGCATATTCTTTCCACGCCTGAGCTCCAAGCCTCAGCTCCTCAGTCGTCGTTTGCAGTCTGCCAGTAGTCTCATCCATCTGTATATTGACATCCGGCAGCAGCTCACGCAGTCTGCTGACTATGGAATTATACTCGGCCTGCTCTTCTTTAGTAAGCGCAGTTTTTGAATTGAGTTCGTCGAGCCGGTCTATGTGTTTAGCGATTACGATAGATGTCGCTTCGATTTCTTCTGAGGTTTCGTTGAAATTCTTACGCGCATCTTCAAACGCTTTATTGCAATCGTCAAGAGTGTCATTCAGAGCGTCAGCCTCTTTTGTGGCGGACGGTGTAGCTGCCGCGAGTGCTGCAATAGCCGATACAAGCGTGATTACCGCCGTGGCGACCGCAAGCGCTGGATTCCCCATAAGGACGGCATTGAATGCTTTTATGATAGGAATAACCACTTTAGTAATTGCCATATATGAAGCTAAAACCGTAGTGAACGAAGTCAGTCCTGCCGTGAGAGCGGTTATCGTTGGAACGAGCCAATCATTGGCTTGAACGAAATCCGTTGCCCACTTGACGATATCCGTACCCTTGGTTGCAAGGTCAGAAATCGCGGGCGTGAGCTGGTCGCCTATGGCAATTTTGAGATTATTCACGCTGTTTTCAAACATCGTGATTTTGCTTTCTGTGGTCGCATATCGAGTGGATGCTTCTTTCATCAACGCGGTGTTCTCAGCCCATGCAGTATTGGCCGTGTCTACCGCATTGGAAAGCAGCCCGGATGCCGTGGCAAGAGATTTCAGCATATTGCTCTGACGAATACCGGAAAGCCCCATCTCGTCAAGCACAAGTGTTGCGCTTTCGCCTTTTTCGTCAAGCTTTCCAAGGCCCTCTATAAATGCCTGAATTGCAGTAATGGGATCATTCTGCCACGCTGCGGCGAATTGCTCCGCCGACATTCCGGAAACATCCGCGAACTGTGCAAGGCTGTTACCACCCTCGGCTACGGCTTTTTCAATCGCAGTCAATGTCTGCGTCATTGCTGTACCGCCTGCCTCGGCTTCTATACCAACAGAGGACATCGCCGTTGCGAGAGCCATTATTTCAGGTTCTGTCAGCCCCGCCAGCTTACCCGCAGCAGCGAGACGCTGACCCATATTTACGATTTCGGATTCGGTTGTTGCAAAGGAGTTTCCCAAATCTACGATAACAGAACCCAGATTCTCATACAGCTCCGGTGCCATCCCTGTTACATTCGCAAACCTGGCAAGCATCGTTGCTGCTTCCTCTGATGTGAGATTTGTTGCAACTCCGAGATCTGCCATGACGGTTGCAAATGATACAAGGTTCTCTTTTTCTATGCCGAGCTGTCCAGCGGTCTCGACTATGCCCGCCAGTTCTTTTGCGGTTATCGGAATATCAGTTGAGAGCTCTTTTATCTGACCTCCCATTGTGGATAATTCTTTATCGGTGAGGTCCGTTGTTTTTGCGACGCCGGCCATTGCCGACTCAAATTCAACAGAGGCATCGACACACTCTGTCAATGCCTCCACTATTTCACGTATGGATTGCTTCAATCCCGACGCAGCCAACGCCTGAGCAAGCCCGTTGATAGCATCGGTGTTTCCCTGCACTTTGCTCTTGTTGTTATCCAGCGCCGCCGAATTCTGACGTATGGCGTCTTCGGTCTCATTTACGGCGGTTCTGGCCTTATTCAAATCTGTCTGCCAGTTGTTAACGGCCTTTTTTGCAGCAGTCAGGTAATCCTCATTCTTCCTGAGTTCTGCGTTAAGCCGTTCATTCTCCTCGGTCAGCTTTTTCTCTTCAGCGCTCGTATCCCCAGACTTCTTTTTCAGTTCATCAAGAGCCTTGACGTTATCCTCTATCTTTTTACTGAGTTCCGCTTTTCGCTGGGCATACTGGCGCTCAGCCTCCTGCGCATTTTTTAATCCAGCTTCAAGCGCGGATATTTTGCTTTTCTGGCTTACAAGCAAGTCGTTGAGTGCCTTGCCCTTGGCCGTAAGCGCCTCTGTTGAAGTCGCATTATTTTTATACTGGCTCTCTGTCATTTTGAGAGCAGATTGCATATTGCGAAGTTCAGCGTTTATCCCGGTTATCGCGGCACGGTACTGACTTTCACCCTCTACCGCAACGCGGGTGGAAATTGTTCTGGTTGCCATACTCTGCCCTCGCTAATCATCAATGTCGTTGCTGGACTTTGCGGGTCTGTTTGCCTTTGTCCAGATTTGCACCATATCAAAAAACAAGCCGGGGGTCATCCGGCCGAATTCAATCCGTGAAAGGTGCAGTTGCACGGTTGCAAAATAGGTGTATTCAGCCCTCAGATCCCGGCTACCTCTTTTTTTGCAGTTCAAGCAGCCCTAAATCAGTTTCTGTTTCAGATTCATTCGCGGTCTCTTGCTTATAGCCAAGCGTTATCGCCTGCATTACCGCATCTATCAGGTGCAAATGGACGCCCGGACGGATTCTCGTTGTAATATCTGTTTCCGACAGCATATCATTTTTATCATAGCCCTCAGCACGGCGGCACAGTTCCGCATCATTGACCATCATAACAACGAGCTGCCGCAGACAGGCGAATCCCTCTCGGTCCTGCTTTTGAAGCAGTTCAAGCGCGTCCTGCACAGACCCGTATAGCCGGTTTATCTCAAACATGACCTCTACCGAATAATGCAGAGGCCTTATTTTGCCGTTTATTACGGCGTTTATCATTGCGTCCACCGGTAACAACCTCCATGTCCTAAAAACTGCGGGAGAGCCGTTGCAACAGCTCTCCCGCGCAAATTTGAACTATCAGCCGCCCGGCGTCGTTGCTATGGCGCACTGAGTATTGATCCAAGTCTTTGCTTCTGCCTCAGTTTCAAAAGTCTCAGTCTTTCGCCAATCACCATTTTCATCCGCCATAATGGTGAATGTGGTCTGCGTAGTTGCGAAAGTAATAGAGCTGCCCTTGGTCTGAGCGTTGTCATTGCCAAGCGCGGCTCTCGCGCAGGGATAAAGAATTCCCTTATAGTATTTCTTCTTGTTGCGCATAAGGCTCTTGTAATAGGCAAGCTTGCCAGACGGGGCAGTGTCGCCTACGTTGTACGTAACGACTTTTTCAGAAACATCACAGCCGTAAACTTCCGCTGCATTTTCGTCTGTCAGGTCGTTGGTCTCCATGGCAACCGTGCCGCTTGCAAACTCCGAAAGCTGCTCGTCAAGAGCGTCATCCGCATAAAGCTCACCAGAGGCGAGATTTACAGTGAGATTTGCGGCAACCAGTTTGCCAAGCACAACGCCAGCATTCTTGCCATCAGCCTTAAAGCAAGGGTATTTTGCTCCAAATTCAGCCATAGTGTTATCTCCTTCTTATAGATTATGTTTTTCCTGCCAAGCATAAAGAACAGCGGCCTCGGCGTCAGCAGCCTCGGTCGCATGCTCTTCATTGGCTTTTCTCATCCACTGTTCGGCGGCATTGCCATGTCCGCCAAACTCATGAACAAAACCGACATCCTGATTGGTGGCCTTCCTTGTGCCGCCAGTTTTTACGGGGTCGCCTTTTCTTCCCCAATTCATCTTGGTGTAAGTTTTCCCGCGCGCCTTGTATGTGTGGTGCACGCCAGCCGGGTAAACGAGAATATAGCGAAGATGACCTCCCTGGCCGCTCATCTTCTTGTGTACTGTGGGCGATTCCTCGAACTTGCCGCTTCTATGTCCGAAAATCTTCTTGATGGCCTCAACATGGGCTTTTCTGATGACCTCTCCGCCAGCTTCGAGCATATCAAGCATGGTTTCATCGTCAATCTCGCTGATTTCATCAAGGTCGATAATCAGAGCGTCAAGCCCGTTTGTATCAAAGCTCGCCATAGTCGATACCCTCAGCATCCTCCGTCTCAAAAACAATGTGACGACCATTGCTATCGCTCTCATCTAACACTTCCGGGAACATGAATCCAGCGTTATAGAGCGCAATTTTGATGGATTTGACCATAGGATTGATGTTTTTCTCAAACGGAGGGGCAAACAGATGAACCTGAATCAGATACCGTTCATGTTCCGGCGCGTCATCCGAAAAATCATCCGGGATGGTAGTGTAGTTGAAAACGAAGTATTTTTTGTTCTGCCCAGTATAAACAGACCGCTCAACATCAAGATCAAATACAGACAGCGCGTCCACAAGGCGAGAATCTATGCTGTTGTTATTATCCATTACCGCGCTGCCTCCTTTCTCTGTACCTTGATTTCGAGCCAGAGGTTTTGCTGCTCAACGTTATCTATGGATATAATCTCGTATGGTATGGAATCGCCGGCCTTGTACACATCGAGACGTTCGTTGATAAGCGGGGAGTATCGGCAGGTTATAGTTGCAGGCTCTCGGAGCTGCAGTTGCAACGCCGAGAACGTTTCGCTACCATGAGCATTGACCCATTTGCACAGTACAGATGCGCCGTCCCCGAATATATTGATATCTTTTACGACTGGATAACCTTCGCCGTCAGTATCGCGCTTCGTTTGAACGAAAGAAACCGGGGTACGAAGCTCCCCGGCATTTGCACTTTTGCTCACGTATTCTCACCGTCCTCAGAATCTTCGGATGCATAGCGCAGCTCAAGCACATGACCGTTTATCATCTTCCGGGCATTCTCTTCGGCTGTAGCCTGATACGAGCCGCCGAAAGCCATTCCGCGGTTATCGTAGTACATAGCTGCGAGATCCTTTATGAAAGAATCGTACTGAGCATTGTTCTTAAAAGCTGGAATTCCGGCAGTGCGCGCTTTAGATTTCGCAGCGGCCAAATGCGGAGCAACCTTGCAAGCGGCAGTTTGTCCGATTGCAATCCACTTCGCATTTGCCGTGCCAGGCTCGGTAATGTTGTCGTCGGCGATAGAGCACCAGATATAATCGTTATGAGAAACAGCACTGCCGTTGATATAGGCAGTGCTGTTATCCCATTCAGCAGGGTCAGGCGGCAAGCCGATATGATTTATGACATCTTCAACAGTTACCGCCATGACTGTCAGCCTCCGCTTTTTGTCACGGTGACGGTATAGGTCTTGCTGGCAGTGCCGTTGACAACCTTTACTGTGAGCACATTTTCACCGTCAGCCCATGTTGCCGCTTCTCCGTTCACAACTTCGGTATCGCCGTTCTTTATGGAGATTGTGGCTTTGCTGTCCTCCGCAGTAGCCGTTACCTTGTTGGTGGAGTTTGTGGTTGTGGCTGTATATGACACGACGTTTTTATCAAAAGCCGGTGTCAGCGTCAGCGAACCAATCGTCAGCCCCGACAGGTTCGCGCTCAAGGGTTTACCTTTGCGAGACGGAACGCGCTCTTGAGACGAATCTTCTGATCGCCCCAAGCGGTAAATACGAAGTAATACTCGCCCTTCTTCGCGTCCTTATCAGTCTCATAGATAGCGCCAATGTCATAGTTGATGCCATAATAGGTGAAATCGCCGACAACAGGGGCAGTTGCCTTGTCGCAGAACACAACCGGAATGCCGAGAATCTTTGCGGGCTTGTCCGTGAACAGCGCTTCGGCAGTGTTGGTCAACGCAGCAATCATGCCATAGTAGTCGGCTTTCTTCATGACAACCCGTGCATTGGCTGCATAGTCGTCGGCAAGGTCGGCATAGGCGTTTACAATGGCATTGTACAGGTCTGCGCCCTCCACTTCCTTGATTACTGACTTGTTGCTCTCCTTGTTGTAGAAGCTCATGTGCGCATGAGCAGTATCAGTTGCGCACGTAGCTGCGGGAAGAAAAGCAAAGTGCTTCTCACGGATTGCCAGAGCGGAACGGAGGTTTTCGTCAATCTCGCTTACGAGATTGGTGTCAGTACCGTGAAGGACGGTGTCTTTGACAGTCGCAGAAACCTTCATCTTCAGACGGCCATAGGCAACGGTATCGCCGTCCATTTCAATTTCGTTCGCAGTTTCCTTGTCGGTCACATCGCCGATGTCCGCATCGTCGATAGTAAAGCCCAGCTTCGGCTCTTCAAGGCCAGTGATATTGGTGACACGGCAAATAGGACGCAGGGGGTTCTTCTCGATGGGCTCAGTCAGCAGCTCATTGCTGATGTTGTTCGGCAGAAGATTATCACCGTGACCCAGATCGGCATCATTTGCAGGAATGCCGCCGAGACCTTCATAAGCTTTCTTGACATTGCCCCTTGTGAGGGCGGCACGATAAAAGGCAGCCTTTGCCTTTATCCCGCGCTCTTTATCAGTCTTCGGAGCAGCAGCTTCATGAACTTCAAGATCTGCACGCTGACGAGCCTCCATTGCGTCATGCTCGGACTTGAGCATATCATAACGGTTCTGGAGCTCGTCACGATGAGTTTTCTTTGCGGTGATGTCTTCCATCGAAACCGATGCATCAGCAGCTTTTTCGGCGATCCACGCCGCGTCTGCCGCGATTGACGCCTGAAGAGTGGCCATCTTTTCTTTCATTTCAAACAGAGTCATTACTTTTTCTCCTTTTCAAAATTTTTGAGATATTTCTCGTTTTCGGCGAGGATTTTTTCTCTTGCCTCGCGATCTGTCGCATCAGCCATAGCCGACTGAATGCGCGGCAAAAGGGCTTTCAGCTTGCAACTGTGCGCGCTGAGATCCGCAGACATGAGCACTTCAAAAGCGTCGTCAACACAACCGACACTTTTTGTGACTCCCGCGCCTTTCTGTGCCGGCACAGCGACGAAGGAGAATTCATAGGCGTCAACAGCATCTTCGAGATCACCCACACAAAGCCCCTCAGGGTAGGTTTCTCCCTTGATATGGCCTGTTTCGCACTGGTATTTCCACGTGCTCCAGTTCATTTTCAGCGGTTTCTTGCAGATCGAGCAGTTGCAGGATTTCACTCGGCAGCCGATAGAAATCTCTTTCAGAATGCCGGCATCAATAGAATCAACAATCGGCTTTGTGGCATCACTACGAACCATATAAGCGCTGGCGCGGAGCTGTTTGAGCGGTGTCCCCAGCTTCGTTTTTTCTCCCGTTGCAACTACTTCAGTGCGGTATATCCGAGCAATCTGGCCGCTTGCACGCCATTCATGGTCACTTATGCCTGTCTTGCCAACAAAGAGCTTGGCGAGGCGTTCCAATGTCTGGTCAGTGAAGCGCTCAGTATCGCGGTCAACATCGTTGTCGCAGAGAACGAGTGAGAAACAATACACATCATCAGGAGACAGCTCTTTTACAGCAAACTGATTTATCAGCGCAATATCGGCAGCAGAATCGGCCTTTTTGACGCGAAATCCCTTGAATTTTTCAATCCGTTCCATTCGTTTCCTCCTTCCTCACAGTCTCTTGCTGTCCTCGCAAAGACAGCAGGCTATAAAAAATCCACGCTTTTCAGCGTGGTTGCGAGCGTTATTCATCCCCGGTATCGTCCGGGGTGGGCGGCTTATCGGGGGCAATCCCCCCTGCCAATACAGATGGCTTCTGGTTAACGGTATACTCCAGCGTTGCAAGGTCCTGCGAAATCATAGCCTTTTTGCCGATACCGTTCGGCAGCGGCGGCAGGTTGCGGTTCTGGCGTATCTCATCCGGGGTCTTCCACGCGGAACGCACCGCCTTGTAATCGACTTCAGCCTGTGTAGCAGCGTCGGCGCGGAGTATGGCATCCATATCAAATTTGAAGTGATAGCCTTTCTTCCTCTGCGTCTTTGAGAGCAGTTTTCTGTTGAGCTCCTGCTCGTATGCAGTCACGATAGGCAGCATTGTGAGCATTAAAAACTCCAACATCTGCTGTTCTTGGGATGTGAACGACGTATCAGAGTAGTCTCCCAGCAAATGCGGCGGGATGTTGTACACCATTGCAACCTTTGAGCGCGTAATTTTTTCAACCTCAAAGAGCTTTGTATCGACCGGAGACAGATTCAGGCTTTTGGCCGTAACTCCAGATTCAAGCAGCAGAATATTGCCGGAGGTTTCTTTGTAGGTTTCCATGAAAGACTTGACCATCGTTTTCTTCTGGGTCTCGCCGAGGTTGGCCGGGGCTTCCAGAACTATGGCTGCGTTCACGCCCTGATCGAGCTGCTTTACGCTGAATGTCTGAATGTTTTCGGAATAACTCAGCGTGTCATAGAGAACAGAGACGGGATTAACACCGGAGTATCCATTCGTAGAAATAAAAGGTACATGGATCACATAGAATCCATGTACATAAAACTCTTTTCCCTGTTCTGGCGTAATCCTGTACCAAAGCTCTCGGCTGTTTGTCTCCATTATTGGCTGTACCCTTGACGGGTCGAGTATGTCCAGACGTTCGATTGTGCCATTGACTGAAAAAATTTTCAGCGCGTACGCATTGCCTGACGTATCTCGGCACGCCTCAAGCGTTTTGAAAAATTGGCAGCTTGTCATATTCGGATTGGGGCTGAATGATACCAGGTCATTCAGGTCGGTATGCATTGGCATTGACCCTTTATAAAGCTGAATAGGCATAGCCGACAGCGAATTTGAAATGCGAGATACCGCTGAAAAAAGCAACTCGCTGTTTTTGAGCGTGTAGTCGCCTCTCAGCCAATGCGGCAGCCACGACTTATGTATTACCTGCTGACTTGGCACCATCAGCCCTTCCGCAAGCGCCGCTTTTATTATCCGCTGGCGGCGCCTTTCTTTTAATCTTGTCCTAAATCCCAAGGAACATCACCCCTTCAAATTCTGTAAATTGATGACCGTGGTCAATTCTTTGTCTGGTGGAATCTGTGTTGGATGTTTCCGCAAAAACTCCGTGTGAGCGTCCAGCAAAGCCGCAAATCCGTCAATTTTGCGGTATCTTGAAAGCTTGGTCGGAAGATAAGTGGCATTTGCCGAGCGCTTTGTGAGCTTTACATTGCTCAAATACCATTTGAACATGGCATTGTTGTTGTGAACTATGCTCCCATTAAGGAAGTGTTCTTTGAGATCGTCCAACGGTCCAGTCAGTGTCAGTTCGCCTTGACGTACATCATTCAAGACAAATCCGTGTTCTCGCATTTTCTGTACCATCATGAACGCTTTTGCTGGGTCAAAACCAATAGACTCTATGCGGTAAAGCTTCTGCATGTCAACAAACCAGTCGTAAATGTAGATATAGTCCACGTATTCACCCGGCACCATGGTAAGCCATCCTCGCTCCACGAGCGTCTGCCAGTCGAGCTTTTCATGGTCAAACTTTGCTTTCTTTTCAGGTACCCATGAATGTTCCAACACAAAGAAACTGTTATCGGGCAAAGGAAACTCAAGACAGGCTGAAGTAAAATCTTCTGTCTCTGCCAGGTCAAATCCGCCGTAGCAGACCGCTCCACGCAAATTTTCAACGTCATATATACGGTCGTTCTTACATATCGTCCTTACATCAAGAAAGCTCAACTCATCCACCATTGTGAACACGTTGAGCTGCTTATTTATGAAATTGTTTCGCTCGCTCGGAATGGTTTTTACTCGTTCCCATTCGTCTTTTAAGTCCTCAATATCGAGCAATGCTCCAAGTGAGGGATTCGCTTTGCCCCAACAGGTATAATCTTCAACGTCGTCATTTTCGTCTATTTCATCGATATAAACGAACATGCGATCTGCGGCGCGCTGAGCAATAGCTCCCGTGTCGTCGAGAATCTGACCGCCGAGAATATAAAAATCCATCAGCGGGCCATCAATAACCGTGCCGAGAGTTGTGATGTATATTATCAAGGGCTGTTTTCTCTTTTTAATTTTACCTTTGATAACGTTAATCAGCTTATAATCGCGGAATTCTTGTATTTCATCGAAAACGCCCATGTGCACATTTCGACCGTCAAGGTTTTTGCTGTCGGACGCGAGCGGCTGAAATTTGCTGTTCGTTTTATCATAAAACACGCCCTGCTTCGTAATACGAACGTGCTTAGACAAAGTCCGACTGTTTTTAACCTGCGCTGAGCACTCATTGAAAATAATCCTTGCTTGGTCTTTTGAATTTGCCAAGCAATAGACTTCCGCGCCGCGCTCGCCGTCTTTCGTGAGCGCATATGCCGCATTTCCGGCTATCATGGTGGATTTGCCATTTCCTTGTCCAACGATTACGAGGGCTTCGCGGAATCTACGATATCCTGTTTTTCTGGATATCCAACCGTACATATTGGCTTCAACGAAATGCTGCCATGGGAGCAGTTCCATGCGCGTATACGTGCTCTTTGTCGGTGTCAGAAACCGCTCAATAAATTCTATCGGGCGGTATGCTCTTTCAATGCTGAATTCCCATGGGTATGACGGGTCAACTGCCGATTTTTCAAGTTCGTCAATGAATCGCTGACAGGCTTGTTTTCGGCGTTTTCCGGATATGATTTTCCCATTTACGACATCAGCTGCAAACTGAAATGCTTTAGACGACTGGATGATGCTTGCGACATGGAGCTCTTCGAGGTTTGTCATGCCGCTTCACCCCCAATTAAAAAACATCGAATGCGTCGCCGTCGTCCTCGTTCTCATCTTTCAGCGGCTGAACTATATATCGCATCAGGAGCTGTGCCGTCCTATCCGCTGCTGCGGATGTCGCATTATAAGCGTTTACTGCCGGATTCACATAAATGTTTGCGCGGCCTTTGACGTACTCCTTTTTCACGAGCATGCCATCTTCTTTTATGCTTTCCTGTAATTTTTGCAGATGGGAGATTAACTCCTGATACCTTTTGAACGCCGTGACAAACATGAAACTATGCTCAACACCCTTTGCCGTGGCTCTCTCAAGAATCTCTCTTGCCTGAGCATTGAGGTCAACTTTTATCACCATGCTTTTTTCTTCTGCCGTGTTTTTTTCTTCTGTCATGCTGCACCTCTTTCCAAAAAAATCTTACGCGCGATTGTTTGTGCAAGGTCACAAGGTCGCGCGGTTACTTGCGCTGATAACGTCAACTTTAAGGGGAGGGGGGTATAGTCTAATTTCGGCAGATACCAGCCGGCAGCGGATGCAATCTGTCATCAGCGGCGATACGGTCTATATCTTTATAATTCGTACACCAGACGGACGGTCGCGCTCGCGTACCTTGGTAAGCTCATGGCATGAGTAACAGCAGCTCATAAGGTTGTCTATGTCGAGAGCAAACTCAGGGTAATCCTCAAGCGCTTTGATATGGTGTACGGTTGTTGCAATTTTTGTACAGTTTTTAGAAAGTCGGAGCTGACATTGGTAATGATCGCGCTGAAGCACCGCCAAGCGAATACGTCTCCATGCTGGAGTGTGATAGAACCCATCCTCCTTGAGTGTTCGCTTGCCGGTGCTGCGACTATACTTCTTCATACGAGACTCACCGCCCATCACTTCCCATACTTATCGCGCCGCATAACGCGCCGCCACTCAGAGAACTTATCTCGTGTGACATTGCAACGCTCGCATGCGCAACCACAGCGCTTGCGAGCTGCATGGCAGATGCAGACGGTTCTACCCTTATCAATCTTTACGAACACCTGAATAGTCTCCGTTGTTTTCACATCTGCCATGCTCCTTTCATATTTTCTTGTACACAATGGCGCGGCTGTACCCATTTACGCCCTTTGTCATCATGTCGAGAAATTCTTCGCGGGTGAAGTCCGAAAGCCTGAACACTTCTTCCGGTTTCATGCCAAGCTGCTTACCAATTTCATCTACGGTTTTGCCGTCATCCAGCAACCTTTTCACGATGGCTTTCATAGGCTCAAGCAAATGCGTACCTCTTGCCCGGTTGTGCGTGATCGTGCCATATATATCATCGCTTGCATCGTCGTGCTCGACGATGACAACCGGCACTTTGCCGCCGAGCTGCGTTTTGAGCGGCTCACGCCCGGCAACGGTCCAGCGATGGAAGCCATCAATGATAGTGAAGTCTGGGCGCACTACGATAGGCAACGTCCATCCGTTCGTTTCGATTGATTGCATCAGCAGTTGAAGATTGTCCTCGGATACTTTATTGGGGTTATAATCATTCGCGCGCAGCCGGTCACGTTCTATCCATTGCAGCGATGCCAGAGGTGCAAACAAATCCATTTCTTTCATCTCTTCACCGCCTTATCCTTATCAGAATTGTAGTCGATGAAGATGTTTGTCCAAAGGATTCTCAGCACCCGTGATTTGGGGTCACCATAAAGAAGCCCCTCATACATCCGCTTATAGTGCTTTTCCTGCGCAATCCCGTAGGTCTTGATAAACAAAGAGCGCCATCCATCAAGCTTTGCCTTAGTGTCTGGCGCTATTGTGTATTTGTCGGTATTGAGGAAAAGAATGTCCTTGCAAAGGGCGCGATAGTCTTTTTTCTGCCCATCCGATTCAAGCTCACGGCGCTTACGGGATTGCCTGCGGAACATTTCACTGTCCCAGTAGAGCAGCACAAGGTAAGCATTCGGCTCTCGCTTTTCTATGCGCTGCCATAGCTCATTATCGGTCTCCGCAATCCACCGCAAGCCCTGTGTGCCGCAGTCTCCGAAGAACGCGCACAGGCGCAGGTTTCGTTTCTGCACACCGGCCTCATATAAGCGAATATATATTTCTGGGAATTCAAGCTTGCGCTCCTTGATATAGAGCCACACATCATTGTCTTTCCAGTCGTAGATTGGATAGAACGAGCCGCCCGGTGTTACCCTTGTAAGGTCAAGATTTGTGACGCTCTGCAACCGCGTCAACGATTCTGAGGTTCGCAAGCCTATCATCTGCATACCATCAGAAAACGCCCTGCGGCAGAACGTTTGATAGTTCATTTCCCCAGAATAACGCAGGACCGGATGCTGCATGACAGCGAACGGCGGCGGCTGCCTGATCCAAGAATCTTCTTTTCCCGGCTCCCATGTTATCCAGCTTTCGGACGATGCCAGACGGTCAAGCACAGATACCTGCTTCAGCGGGAGGCACAGCCATATAAACGGCACACCGACTGCCATGAATTTCTTGCGCCATCGCAAAGCGGCATCGACCATAGATTTATACAGCCCCTCTTCATCAACAAAGATGACTGTCAACTGCGCACCGTTTATCTCTCCGGAGAGTATAAGGTCAAGCGTAATGCTTGCCATGCAAAGACTGTCTTTCCCGCATGAAAAAGACAGATACACTTTGCAGCCGGTATTGAAGAGATTTTTGATGCGATTCTTTGCCGCATCGAGGACGCTGACGGTGCTTTCAAACTTTTTTACAGGCATATCTTCTCACCACATTTCGGGCAGATGATATATCTGCGTTGCAACGCCTCAGGCGCGCCGCTCGTGAGCGTTTCTGGCTCATGGTAGGTATTTATATGTTCTGCTGCACGCGCGGGCGTGGGCGGCTCTTCGGGCTGATACGCAATACTGTCTTCGCGTGCCGGTGCAGGCGGCTTTTTATCGGAAAGGCGTGTTATGGCCGACTCTTCAAAATCGCCATAGTCGAGGACAGCGTCATCAACGTCAGCGGCTGTCGCATTCATCATTGACAGGAGATCTTCATCCCATCCGGGAACGTCTATATCCCCGTCAAGGTCAAGGATGATTTCCTCGAACGCGCCAACATCTGTAATGCCAAGCTCATATACTCGGTTGTCGGCGAGCATAAGTTTTTTCTTCTGCGCGGAGGTCAGACCGGAAACAATATAGCATTCGCATGTCTCCCGCTCCATAGCGCGAAGTGCAAGAAACAGTCCATTACCAGCTATGATCTCTCCGTGTTCGTCTATGACGATAGGCTTTATCTGACCGAACATTTCAAGTGACCGCACATATTCTTTTATCTGCTTATCCGTATGCTTGCGCACATTCTTCGGTGCTTCGTGCAGGTCAGCGAGGCTCTTTGTTACGACTTGCATCATAGTGCCGCCTCCCGCATATCATGCTGTCTCTTTATAACCGCAGCAACAAGCATTGCAACGACAAGATATACCCGGCTCTCCGCCATGAGCGTCCAGACGCCCATCACACCGAGCGGGGCAACTGCTATCCAAAACAGGAGAGCAAACACATTTATTGCAAGGCCTACTTTTTGCCCGAATACAGCAAACTCCGAATAGATGAATGTTGACAGCGTCGATATTGCCAACGCAGATAATAGCACGGCTTTGCAGACGTTAAGCACCGGCGAGGCCGTCGTAAATATCAGCGAGAACGCGAACAGAAGATATACGCCAAATCCGATACCGCCATTTATGAAAGCCTGAGTCATGTCTGTTCTGCTGACGCCCTCATCATTGCCCTCGTTATAATCGAGCAGCTTATAAAAGTATGGATAAGTAAACGGCCCTGGGAGCAGCAAGAGCCCCTTGTACAAGCCCTGCATCAGATTTGCCGTCTCAAGCCCTTTGGAAAGACCATCAAAATTCCATCCGGCGATGTATAAGGATGAAAGCGACAGGACGACCACAAGGGCATAAATAATGTACATCCCGCCGTTGTCAGTCATGATATTTGCAATAATACCGCGCCGGTACAGTGCGATTATGAATCCAGTTGTGAAGGCATAGGTAATAACCATACCTCCCACCATACCTACCGCAGTAGATGCCCATGCTTCATTTATGGCAGTCATGCACAGCCAGATTTGAAAGATGCTGAATAAGGCCAGAACAATGCGGCTGATACGCATCCGCATTATTCCCCGGACAGTCGGCAGCTTCCAAATAATCAGACCGAACACCATACAGGCAACAGTGTTGAATGCACACCAGATAAGCGCTGGAACTACGCCGAGCGTTTGAGCCAGCGTTGTGGAGTTCATGAGAGAGCCGGCACCGGCCCAAGAAGCAGCGATGCTCAGCGAATAATACTCAATGGGATTGGCTTTGAATTTCTCTTTGATTTGTGCAAACACAAGATTTCCTCCTTAAAGTTCATCAAACTATAAGGAGCGGGTCAGTTGCTGCCCTCCTTTGTGCCAAAAGTAAAACTCCCGACTTTCTCAGCGGTCTGGGCGAAGACCTCAAAAATCGGGAGTTCAGGCTATGATTAAGATTTTACAAGTGTCATAATAACACATTCATATTGAATTGTCACTGACACGTTTTTGACATCAGCTTTTCTTTATTCCGTCGATGCCGAAAATAAGTGCAGCTATGCGCTCGCTGGCAATGTCTATATCTCTGTAAATCGTCCGCTCAGTGACGAAGTTATCATTGGCCAACTCCTTGACAGTCATGGGCGGTTCTTTTATGTACAGGCCGTTGATTACCACCCAACGGCGCAGCTCCTCTGCGCTGCCTGACTGCGTGCAGTAGACTTCATAGAGATGGAGCATAGCGTCGATGTGCGATACTATCGTAACTGTCCGGGCGACGGATTGTTTTATGCTTTCGACAATAGCATCACTGTCCTGCCAGCGGTCAGACATGAGGTCGATAATGTCATAGGCGTCTTCGTCCACGTCCTGCGCATCATATATAGCATTCTCGGCGTGAGCCTTAAACATGCGGTAGTTTCGCAGCAGCAGCCGGGTGTTGCGAAGTCTCCGATCTGAGCGCTCATTCTTGGATTTGACCATCTCGGCCTCGAACTCTTTAAGAGCGGTTTTTGCGCCGACTTCGGCCGCCAGCCGAATGATATAATCTTTGCTCTTATCGCCCATCTTCGAGATTCACCAGCCTTTTCTTCCACATTCCTCTGGCGTCGCCAAGCTCAATATGCTTTGGCTCTTGAGCGGGGTTTACCATGCATATAGCGTTCATCAGCATGGTTTCATCCACTATGATGATATCCCGCTCTCGGTCATAAGCCAGCATGAGCGATACACGCTGCCATGAAAGCATATCGTAAAGCATTGTGCCGACATCTTTCTTTCTGCAATCTGAGCAACTGCGTATTTCAATTCCCAGTTCCGGCATCTTCACCAGCTCCTTTCAGTCGGCACTCCAAGCGTGCTAATTTGGCATTAAACCACCACATCACGCGATCTTCTACCTTGTGCAGTATCTCCATTTGGTTCAGCATAATATACACGTCAGCTATTTCCTCAGCGATTGCGTCAGTGTTATCCGCGCCGCGAGCATGCTTGCAAAGCTCCTTTGTCAGCTCGGACATTTCCTCCATGACCATCAGCGTTTGCGCTTCCGCTCCATAGGTTTTAAGGGCATCGGATAATATCTCTCTGGCTATCATTGGTTGACCTCCTCATTCATAGGCTTTTTCTCCGTAGCTGCAAAAATCGTCGGGGTTTGTGACTGTCAAGCCCACTTCATGCCCAGCAAGCACTTGGGCGTTTTCGCACACATATCTCGTTTCAGTGCCGGCACAGGACATATATTCACGCATTTGCTTCACCTCTTTCGTTCATGGTTGTTTATGTGCGTCGGCGAACATTCCCAACTGCTGTGGTAAAGATTCTTTGATCGAGATAACTTTTGTATCTCCGAAGCGCTCCAAGTCTTGAGCAATCTGCTCTTTCACACCGATTGCTTGACCTGCAGGTGCATCAACATGAATCGTGATTATCAGCACTGTTGTTATCCTCCAACTCCACATAGCGCTGGCTTTGCGGCGCAGGTTTCCCTGATGCGCACAGCTCCTGCACAGCTCGGGCAAGATCCTCCATGCTGGCGGATACTCGAAACAGCGCATCTTGAAACTCTTCGAGTCCTTCTACGACAAATTTTATTTTTGGCCGAATATATTTTGCTGCCGCTGAATAAGAGCCTTGGATTTGGAGTGCGCGCTGTGCAACTGCGTTTGCTTCATTTCGGCTGAATCCGCGAGACATAAGCAACTTAACGTACCTTTTTCGTGTCATGCCTGTGCCTCCCGCTCCGCAGCTTCAAGATTTAGCGCAGCCTGCTTGAAATAGCTCTCCTTCAGTTCTATCCCCACATGGCGCCTCCCCATCTTGATTGCTTGATATCCTGTTGAGCCGATACCGTCAAACGGGTCAAGGACTATTTCATGCTCCTTGCTCCATAACTCAACGCATCTTTCAATGACCGGAAGCTGCAAAGGGCAGATGTGCTTTTCGTCCTTTTCTGTTCTGGCGCTCTTGCGCTGGAGAGTTGCGCTCTGATTGATGTCCCACCACACAGGAGCAGGATACTCATCCCAAACAGGGGATGCGACCTGCTGCCAGTGGTCAACAGAATAATTCTCGTGTGTATGATCCAGCGGCTCAGGATTTATGCCCGGCTTTCTGAATGTGACTATGTAATCTGGTATGCCCATTCTGCTCATCGCGCTGTCCTTGCGAATCTGTTTATGCAGGAGGCCGAGAGCCTTTGTACGCTGCATTTCTACAACGGGATTTTTCCATATGCACACTTCGCTGTGAAAGATAAAACCGCAAGCCTGCATCCATCGAATCACATCGCCTCGGAAATCTTTCACCCCGATAAAACCATCCCTCTCTTTCATGGCGGGAAGATTCATACAGTGGATAGACACCAAGCGGCCAGGCATCATCACTCTGTACCATTCCTTGCCGAGATACTGATAATGTTCTGCGAATTCGCCATAGTTTCTGCTGTTCCCGAGGTCTCTTTCGCTGTTTGAGTAAGTGTACAGCGACGCAAACGGGATAGATGTAATCGAATAGTGAATGCTGGCGGTCGGTATGCCGGCAAGGATCTCACATGAATCGCCGTTATACAGCACCCAGTTATCACCGCTTTTCTGGTCTAATACTTTCATGCTGCGTAGCCTCCTTCAATGAGCCATGATGGAGTTGTCATATCAACCGTTGGCTCGTACAAGTCTGTCATTCTGACAGTGGCCTTTATATCCGCTGCCAAAATATCTTTTGTGTGTTTGACCATTTCGGCGATCATGGCCTTGCACTGTTCATCTTTGCGGATGATGTTCTCTTTTACAGCTCCTTCCGCCTGGGAAATGACAATATAGACATTTACGGGCTGCTTCTGCCCGAATCTCCAGCACCGGCGAATTGCCTGATACAGCATTTCATAGCTGTCGGAAAGGCCGACAAAAATCATGTTGTGACACTTCTGCCAATTCAAACCGAATCCGGCAATGCTGGGCTTGGTGACAAGCCGACGTATCAAGCCCTCCGTAAAGGCAGTGAGGCGCACATCTTTTCTGTCGGAGCTGTCAGAACCTCGTACTTCACGCGCGCCATACACGATGCTGCACAGCTTATCGGCCTCGTCATTCAGATCGCACCACATAAGCCATTGTGCGTTTGGCTCTTTTTCAACGAGCCTCGCGGCAGCGGCACATCTGGAATCAAGACTTTTTCTGCGCGCCTCCCTGCGCTCCGATAGTGTAGCAGCGAGCGGCAGGTCTGACGGCACTTCGACATACTGAATATTCAGCTCCGGGAGCACATATTGTGACCCGTCATAGCCGAGATCTGCCGGGGTAGTGAGAACCACGGCCCAGCTTGCGAGCCATTCCCAGAAATCATTCTGCGCATGGCCTTTTAACCGCCATTTGCTTGTTTCCCCGCCGTCATGCACAAAAAAGGTTGCCAACATCTCAGAACGTGTCATCACGCCCAAAAACTCTGCCTGATTGCCGATTTCCATATAATCATTCGGGGCCGGCGTCGCCGTGCAGGACAGCTTGAAGGCCGTCCCTTTGCACGACTCAATAATCTGTGTGCGCATTTCTCCGCTGTAATTCTTCAGGATTGAACTTTCATCGAGAACAACTCCGCCGAACGTCGAGAGATTGAAATGCTCGATCATTTCATAATTCGATATGTTTATGCCGGGCTTTACGTCTTTCTGGCTGCGGCAGATGTTGACCTCATATCCAAACTTGAGTCCTTCTTTCTTTGTCTGCCGGGAAACGGCCAGCGGCGCAAGAATCATGGTCGGCATTCCTGTGTACTCGGAAACGATGCTGCACCATTCAAGCTGCTGTATTGTCTTGCCAAGACCGCAGTCTTCAAAAAGCGCCGCTTTGCCTTTTTTCAACGACCATGAAACGATGTCTTTCTGCCAGTCAAACAAATTGCGGTTCATTTCGGCTTTCTGAAAGGTGAAACCACAGCAGGGAATCGTCTGCGCTTTGCGTTCGAGAAACTCTTTATACTCCATCGACATCACCGACAGTATCCTTAAGCTTTTCCCGAATAGTATCATCGAAGTCGTTATCATCTTTCTCGTCAAGCTCGTTGCTTTCCATAGCCGGGGTATCGTCGCTGCAATACAGCTCGAAAATGTCAGCGCAGCCAGTCCGCATAAGCGTTTCTTCGTCGGACACCTCATATCCAAGTGCTTCAAGCAACTCATATATGCTTGTGAGCATTTCGTTTTCTTTATGCCCATAGGCGAACTTGCCGTCTTTCCAGTTGCGGCACCAATAGCCCTTGCCGCGATCATCAGCAGCGGAATATATCATGCAAAGAATGAGCTTTTCGGGCATAGCCTCTGACGCGCTCACAAATCCAGTTTCATCTTCAAGGGAGAATTCATCGTCCGTGGAGTCTCCCTCTATCTTCACATTGAGGCACGATGCGCAAAGCTTTGCGTCAATTTTCGGATGCGTATATCCACCGTTGGACATCAGCCAAAGTACTTTCATTGCAAAGGCGCTGATTTCCTTCATGTGCTTCTTGCAGACCGCATTACTCAGACCTTTTACGAACTCGGAACGGAGCTCGAAGTGCGCACTTGTAATGCTCTCAAACTCATATCCGATCTTTTCATTCTGGCGGCGCTCTTCCTCGCGCTTTGCACGCTCTGCGTCCTCGCGGGCATCATCTTTGTCGCGGTAGATGTCTATCTGCATACTGCTGACTGTGTAATAATATTTGACTTTGTCAGCGTCATCCGGGATTTTGACCTCGGCAGACAGATTCCACCTGCCATAATTGCAGATGTATTTGTGCGTAGAAATCTCACAATTTGCATTTTCAACAGCAAAGGTCTTTATAACATTGAGCCATTCATCACGGCGTTCAAGATACCGCTGTTCAGCCAGAGCCTTTTTGAGTTCATTCTGAAAATTCGGCGTTCCTATGGTATCGAGTACCTGATTCTTGGTGTCTGTATTTTTGACCTTGTCGAGGGCGGCATAGTCTTCCAGCGTCGCGCCGCGGCTCTCAGCTCGCTTAAATTTATCCTTGTCCAAGTCAAGCAGCTTCACGCGGCGGCGCACAGTGGACTGTGAAAAGCCGGATTTTTCTGCGATAGTCTCAACCGTCTCGCCGAGATCAAGCATCATCTGAAAGCCCTGCGCTTCTTCATAGACGGTCAAGTCTGAGCGCTGCATATTCTCTACCAGCATTGTCTGAATCTGCTCTTTCTCGGTCATTTCCATAACGACACAGGGCAGTTCGCTCAGCCCGGCGAGCTTTGCGGCAGCTAAACGGCGATGGCCGATGATGACGGTATAGCCACGCTGGCAAGGCTCACCGGCAAGCTCACTTGTTGCCATGCGGGGAACAACGGTCAGATTCTGAAGAACGCCGTTCTGCTTTATGCTGTCTGCAAGCTCCGTCAGATCTCCAAGTTCCCTGCGTGGATTGTCGGGATGCGGGAAAAGTTCGTCTATGCTCAGATACACCATCTGACTGTTTGTTGTGTTTTCAAACATATTTATCCTCCAAATAGTTTTTTCCGAATTCTCTGCGGAAGTCCTCTATTGTCCAGCCGAAGCGCTCCATTGCTATCTGCTGCCCATATTGCCGGAGTTCTCGCATTGTATCGGCATTTCTGTGTACGGCATACTTGCCGAATATGTGGCAACTATCATGGCAGAGCATTACAACAAGCCCGTATTTTTCGGATTTGTCTCTATATGCGCCGCCGAATATGTGATGCCTGTCAAGTGGGTCTTGCGCGCCGTTTCGTCCGCAAAGCCAGCAGTATCCTTTTTCACTCATCGCTGCTTATGCCGACGTGCTTACGCATGAGACCGTCTTCACCTTTTATGAGGGGGAGCGCCTTGCGGCGCTCTGCCTCCTTTTCCTCGAATCCGCAGCGGCGGCATCTTGGCATATTGCCTTTGCCAAATCCGCAGCCATTCATGGTGCAGATGTAAACTTTGTCATCCAATAGATTCTCCCCTCCATTCAGGGCGGCAGTCCTGTCCGCTGCGAGAGCAGTCAGCATCGCGGAATTTGCATACTTTACAGCCCTGCATAGGATTTTTCAGTGCAAAAGCAAGGTCGGCTCTCAGCTTTTCGTTCTGCCGTCTGAGCTTGGCTATCTCTATGTCCTTGCCGGTCATTCCTCTTCGCCCTCCTCGTCCTCATAGAGTTCATCGAAAATGGAAGTCTGATCGCTGCCGATGGGAATCATGGCGAACGTGCCAGAATTTCTATCCCATACGAGCTCGAAATCCGGACCGCCGAGGAATCCGCTTTTTTCGGCCTTGAGCTGCATTGCCGCCGTGATTTTGTGCTTGAACATCGGCATGATGATTTCGCGCTCATCCTCACTGTCGGGTGCTCTAAGATTGGGATTGCCGCCAGTCTGAAGACTTATCTCGAACTTGGCTGTAATGGATGCATTCTCAACATCTTTCTGCTGCATGGTGTTGAGGGTGCTGTTGAGGAGCTGCTTAAAATCAGCCTTGAATGCATTGAAAGCCTCGCTTTCAAGGGAAAGTTCTACTGCGTTGCTCATTATCATTTTCCTTTCGTAGTTGATTGAATTTACTTTTCTCTGCGCGCCGGGCGAATGACTATTTCTACTCGCGGATTGTCTGAGTAGAATTTGCGCGTTACTGCATCAACGACCTGCGCATCATCGTGATATGCGACGCCATTAAGGGCATCGGCAACGATTTTCCCGATGTTATCCCAGTCTGGCTTTTTTGTCGGTCTGGTTTCTTTGCGCAGCTTTTTCAAACGCGATGAAGCGGTATCTGACGCTGGAATGCCGATATACGCCAATATGCGCATTTCCAGCGGCTCACCGGCCAAGAATTTGAGATTGCCATATTCAGCCTTGTATGTATCAGCAATCAGCTTTTCATAATTCTCGGTTTTCGCCGGCGTGTAGACGGTTTTGCTCTTGCTGCTGTATCGCGGGCGTTCTTTACCTTTTGGCTCTCCGGGTATCGTGATATGGATGTTCATCCCCGATGTCCTCCGCCGCAAATGCCGCCTATAAGCATAAGCGTTGCAATCAGAAATTGCCGAATGCCATCGCCTATGGAGACATAGCCGCCCATCATCCCGGTTATGGCGCCTATTGCAAAGCCTGCGCCGAGGAATGCCGTGATCGCGCAGATTTTGTTCTTCTGCTCTATGGACATCGTTACTCCTTTCTTGCGGTCGGCAGTGCACTTGACGATTTGCCGCTCAACGCGCCGCTGCTATGCATAGCTTCTTTCAGGCAGGTCTCAAACTGAGCCCAATTCCATATCGATTTTAATTCTCCTGCATGATCGTAGGTGGTTATGAGCTTTGACACGCCGCCCATGAGGTCGATTGCTCTTTTGAGCGGATCACCGGGAGCAAGCCGCGCATAGTACACGTCTAAGCCCTCCATGAAATCAGCCGTGCGCAAGTCGTTGATATACCGATTCACAGTTAAATCAAAAGCTTTTGTTGCGGCCTTGGCCTGCGTCCTGAATTCGGCAATCGTCGGCGGAAATTTGCACTCCCGGCAAACACGGGCAAGAGCTTGCTGCCCTGTCCAAAAGTCCACATCTGCCAGGCAGGAAGTCCAAAGCTCAATCGTGGGCTTGAGCGTCTCTATGCCGCCCTTAAACATTTCGGCATTCGGATAGGCTAATTTCATGACAGCGAAAATCTCCGTCATTTCCTTTTTTGTCATATACCGTCCTCCCTGTCGAAAAGCTCGTGCAGCTCTTTCAGGTCATCCATTGCAGAGCGGCTTTGCGGCTGATCTATATCCCGCTTGCTGATTGGATAAATGTCCTGCCAGCAGTGGGATATGCTCCTCTCTAAAGCAGGTATCCAATCTTCAGGGTGGAATTCCTTTTTGAGCTTGTTGATGAGCATTGTCTTTGCCCGGTCGGTTAGCGGCTTCTTGATTTTGTTGCGCATTTTTTCAAAATCACGGAGTGCGGAAAGCAGCTCGCTGTCATCGACCGCGAAAGCAGAAAAAGCGTCAGCTTTTTTCTCTTTCTTATTTCTGTTCTCTATATCTCTGGTATCTAATCTCTTATCTCTATTCTCTGGTGTAACAATGTTCGCATTATGTTCTTCATTTGTTACTCCATCTGTTACGTCGTGCAATTGTAAATTGCTGCGATTCGCGCGCGACGTTCTCATTCGAGCGGCAGCATCTGTTTCACTGCCAACAAGATTTTTATGATCTGCAAGAATCAGTGTTCCGTCCACATCCTCATAGATGAGGCCGAACGCCTTATAGAGATTAAGAGCAATACGGATGGTATCGGCGGAAAACCACTTGCAATCACGCCGGATTTTCTCAATATCGAACGGGATAATGACCTCTCCGATTTGTCTGGATAGCCTACCATCCGTGTTGATGGTCTTAAGGCAGAGCATTTGATAGAGAACAACATAGTTTGCACCGTCTGGCTGCCCCATGAAGTAGTCGATCGTGTCCGAAGTCATAAACGACTCTTTGAGCTTCATCCAGTAGTATCTTTTACCTGTTGCCACGTTCTGCCCTCCTGCAATCAGAACGGGAGTTCTTCATCGCCGTCGTCCATTTCTACAAAGCGTGACTGCTCATATGCCGGGGCTGAATGGCTCTGCTGCGGGGCATTCTGGGATGCAGCGGAATTGTCCTTCTTGTTTCCGCCGAAGTATATGTTGTCAACAATGACCTCGGCGCTGCGACGCTTGCTGCCCTCGCGGTCCGTCCAGTCTCGGAGCTGAAGCCGTCCCGAGACAGCCGCCATGCTGCCCTTGGCGAAATACTTGCTGACAAATTCGGCCGTAGAACGCCACGCCACGCAATCAATAAAATCGGTCTGCTTCTCGCCGCCGTCTTTTCCAGAAAAGTCTCGGTCAACAGCAAGTGTGAAAGACACGACCGGAAGCTGTGATTGCGTATACCGCAAATCCGGATCTCGCGTCAGCCTTCCCATGATGACAATATGGTTAAGCATCCTCGGTCTCCTCTTTGTACTCATAGCCAAAGGACTTGCAAACAGCGCAGACAATCGTGCAGTCTGCACCGTATCTGCCGATAGACTGCCCGATTAGGTCAATGCCGCTTCTTGCAACAACGAGCTTGTTGTACTCTTCGAGAGGTATTGTGACGAACTGTTCAGAGTTTTCCATGTCGATAGTCTCCTTTGAATTCTTTGTTTATGATTTCGATAGCCTTGCGGCACTGTGACACATCGAACATCCCGATATGCGTCTTTTCGCGCGGAATGCCCATTTCCTGAGCAAGCCACGCATACGCTGCATTCCGGTGTCCTTTGAAACATCCATACCGCCAAAGCGGATCAAATACTGCGTGAGCGGCTTTCTTCCAGTATCGAAGCTCCGCATTTGCAAGCCGCCCGAGTGGCTTCGTGGTTCCTTTGTGGCATCCAACATAGGCGTTGCAACAACCACAGTAATAGATTTTTCCATGACTGCGGCCATAGACGATTTTGCTGTCACACAGCTTTGCGGGTCTGCCGCAGTAATCACAAATTACTTTTTTAATAGCTGTTCCACCTCGCTCTTTCTTCTGGTGTGTCGGTATCAATGCCGAGTTCTTTTGCCTCTTCGACGGCTCCATCTATGAGGCGCGCCATCTCTTTAGAGTCCATATCAGCGCTGTGCTTATAGACAAGATAGCAGTTAAAGCTTTTCCCGTTTTCCTCTATGGTCTGGTACAGCTTTGTATATGGATAGATAAAGCTGACATCAACACCTGAGGGCAGTTTGAATCCTATGATTTTGCCATCATCGTCTCTGGCGAGAGAGCCATAATCCACAACAAGCGACCGTTTCACTTCTTCATCAGAAACGCCCCGAGCTTCAGCGATGGCATTCACCAGCACATGAAAATATGCGTTTGCGTCTTTGCTGCGCATCCTGCGCCATTTCTTAATGCTGATTTCAAGCTCGGCTTCTTTGAGGGCTTCATAGCCCTCGCGGAAGTCGCTTTCTATTTCGAGTGTAATGCGCTGTTTGCGGTTATAGCCGGTTGAGAAATCAATAAGTCGGCCTTTCATTTTGCTGCCCATTTCTGCTTGTACAGTGGCAGCAGCCCCATCGCTTCAATGGAAACGATGAATTCCTCTATAATCTCTGATATGGGTCTACACGCCTCTGGGCGGTACTTTTCGATATAGAGATCCTGCCCGTCGCTCACGAGATACTGAAACTCATAGGCTTCCGGGACTATGTAGAAGTAGGCCGGGTGCTGCGCACTGTCAAAATATCCTCCGGCGAGCTCAAGCGAAGCAAAGCTTTTGGATTTCTTCTTGACATCGTATATAACACCAGCTTTGAGGCCGTCGAGAATGCCGTAGACGAGGAAGTCAATGCCGTGGACATTGATATCTCGCTGCGCTTTGACCTGTGTCTGCGCGCCGCGGAGTATCGTTGCAACGGCCTGAATGCCATCTTCCCATTTTGCATGAGGCTGACGAGCCATCCCAGCTGCGACCTTATAGACTTCGTTTTCAAAGTCTATGCCCTCCCGCATTGCGTCTGTCGGCGCTACCGGCTCTCGGTTCAGTGTGCGCATGAAGTCAGCCATTGCGTCATCCTCTAACCCATCCCAGCAGTTATAGACATACGCCCATGAGGACAGCAGCGTTTGAGTTACAAGGTATCGAGCCATGACTTACGCCTCCTTGGGGACATAGCCTCCAGATTTGGTATACTTAAGGCCGAGTTCGTCAGTCTTAGCTTTGAGCATGGCGCGAGCTTCTTTCTCGGAAGTCAGAACGTGCTCCAGCGCAGGTATACTTGAGACGGCTACATTGGCCGTTTCCGCATCGACGATGTTCTCAATAATATCCTGCACCTGAATCATCGTCTTGTCGTACTGCTCCCGGATAGGGGCAAACGCTTCATTTTCGGCCTCGATATTCGCCTTTGCCTTGTCGAATATCCGTGTCAGAAAATCATTGCTGTCAGCGTCGCCGAGATTGGGGATTGTGTACTTGCCGTTTATCCCGTGGCAGCCCTTGGCGAAAAACTCCTGTTCAGGAGAAAAGCAGATAACGCGCTGATCGCCTATCATCTGCACGTAGCCGCCAAAATCGCAGGGCGTCCAGACTATGTTTTTCGCTGCACCCTCGCACATAAGCCGCTGCTGTGCGTTGCCGTCCTTGTCCTGCTGCTCCTGGGAGTGAAATACATAGATGATGTTCTTGTTCATCACGTCTTTCACCATGGAGGTAAAGCGGCTGAACTCGGACTTCACCGCACCAAACCCCTTGAGGGAGATGGCGCCGTTCTTCTGCCGGTTAACGGTGGGATTTGTCCTCATGGCCCAGTCCTGCAAAAAGGTCACGAAGCTGCCGCCAGTGTCAATAATGAGCGTCTGGCAGTTGGAGACCTCCGGGGATTTGATGTCGGTGAGGACTTCCTCATAGGTGTCGCAGAAGATGGCGGTTTTGCGGTGCTGCGCCTTGACGCGGCTCATGCCGCGGTCAAAGTCGATAATGATAGGGTCAGGTGCCGATAAGGCCAGAGTGGTTTTTCCGACGCCCGGCGCTCCGTACAACAGCATGGAGAACTTCTTGTTGGAAAAGGTCATTTCTTCGGGCTTTTTAATCATTGGTGTTACCTCCATTTTTTCTTGTCATCTTCCCGAGTGGAGAAAGCCACTCAGAGATAAGCTTGTCAATATCTTCGAGCGTGGCGTCAACACGCTCAGCCTCGGTCATGTCAGCCATGCGGACGGCGTCATTGACTACCATTTCAATCAGCGCCTCAGATTCTCCGTTATTCCTGAGAGCCTTTTTTACCCCGCCAATAGCATCCGTGAGATCCTGAGATAACTCATCAAGAGTACCGGCAATCTGTATTGAGCCCTTATAGACTTTAATCATTTGCGTGCTCTCCTTTCGTTCTTGTTATCACAACAGAAATTACCTCATGGCAGAAATAGCCAAAGTTTCCTTTGCTCCCTGCCATTTGGGTCTTGTCAAACTGCTCTTCGGAGTAGACTGAGCTGCAATTCAGCAGCCCATCGGTTTTGTCGGGATGCACCGCTCTGAATGCCGCACACGCAACATTCCTGTTTGGCGCTACAACTTCCGTCCAACCTCCAAAATAGGGTTGTCCGCTTGTGCCGTAGGTAAAATAAAATTTCGCCATTATCTCTTCCTTTCCGGTCGTGTGTCGAACCAAGCATCATACTCCATCCACCCGGCATCATACGGTTCGTCGTCACTGAATAGAGTGGCTATGAATGCTCGATTTTTTATGAGTGTCCAGCCGGCAATGATCACAAGCAGAACAACCGTCGCAAGAGTGATTTGCCCTTTGAGGCTCATATTGCCGACGGTCTCAACAAGCCATGGCAAATGCCTGTTCATCCAGTCACAAATCATCGTCGTCCTCCTCGGATTCGTCGTCTGAATAGTCTGGGTCTATCCAAGGGGGATAGCCCGTTCGCTCAATGGAGCGAATAATGGGATCGTCAGGTATTACCATACTTGGCCTCCATTTTCTCAATGAAGCTGTCTACCTGCGCCGTTACCCAGTCCTGCGTTGTTTCATAGCCCTCCATGCGTATGTACCGTTGCAACAACAGGTACTTATCGTCTGGAAGCCTACCGGCCACGCGGCAGGTAAATAGATGGTCCTGCTTTTTGCGCTGCCTGCGCGGCTTATCTTCCTGCGCCTTTTTGTCCTGCTGTGTCTCCGGTGCAGGGATGTTCAGCAAACTACGCAGGACAGCATAGCCGTGAGGATGCAGAACGCAGCCATACTTGTTTGGGTTCGCGCACTTTGAGAGCACCGGTTTATCCAGAGACGGGAAATACTTACTCAGGAGTATCGTCGCCTCTTTTGTGCTCAGGCCGACCGCAGCAAGCGCTGCGTTCAGGTCGTTGCGGTTGACAGCGCTCTCAAATGTTGCTACAATATCTTCCGGGTTTAATGCCTTGGGGTCGTTGTGTGCCAGCACAGCGGCCTCTTCTTTTTTAGCCATCATGATGGCCCTCCTTTCTTGCTTTGCTCAGCTTTCCATTGCTGGAACTCGGCCTCGTTTTCAGGATTGTCAAAAAATTCTTGCATGGCTGCAAAAAACAGTCCTGCCAATCTAAGATGTTGGCTTTCAGGCACGAGGTCGAGATTGATTTTTACATCCTGATTGCCCATTCGCATCGCCTCCTTTCTTCGCTCTCGCAATAATGTGGCTTCTTAGCTGAGTCGCATTATTGCGACAATTCAGCTAAAAAAATATGAATACACTCGTCTCGTGAGAGCTGCAAAAAATCACAGATTTTATGTATGTCGCGGATTTGAAGGCGGCCAGAAGTCAAACGGCGTCTGAAAGTACCTCTGTCAATGCCCAAAGCAGCCGCCATTGCCTCCTGGGTTGTCCCGCACTCAACAATTTTGCTCTGTAGTTTTCTTGTATCTATCTGATACATGTGATTTCCTCCTTTCTGCAAAGTGTCATTTTTGCGACTTCACGGTTAGATATTACACCACACGAAAAAATAAGTCAATATAAAAGTCGCAATTTTGCCGCATTAAAATGTTGCAATTTTGCCGCATTATGATATACTATACTCGACTTTGATTGGAGCAAATTCTTTTCAAGGTGAAGAAAGTGTATTATTAGTACCAACGGAGGCTATTAAAATGACAACAGGCGAACGCATCAAAAACCGTAGAAAGGAACTTGGTATTTCTGCTGACAAGCTGGCCGAGCTGATAGGCGTTTCGCGCTCTACAATGTTCAGATATGAAAATGGATATATTGAGAAGCTTCCAATAAACAACCTTGTCCCTATTGCACGCTCTCTCAACACAACCGTTGGCTATCTTATGGGATGGGATGACGAAAAAAATGCACCCATTACCGGCGCCAGTAATGAGTGCGAAGAAGAGGCTATGCGTTATTTTGGTAAGCTTTCAGAAAATCGAAAAATTGAAGCGCTGAATTATCTACGTTACTTGTCAACGAACGAAGATACAAAATAAATTTACCCTGTTCCGCAGGCGTCAAGAGCACAAAGAGCCCCCTTATGTCTGCCCATGTAAGCTCATGCACGTTGGTATGCCTCCATATTCAGATTGCTGCCGACAGTTGGTATAGCAAATATAACAGAAAAATTACAAATTAAATTGCATTCGGAAGATTATTACGCGAACAGTTAGGAGGAAAGATTACATGTTCGGGACAAGGATAGGCGTAACTGCTGACGGAAAGTTTTTTATTGATTCAATGCCACTCGAAAAAAAGAAGCGTGAAAACAAAGGCGCAAGTATACTCGCACGACTATCAGACTTTACGGCGCTGGATGTTGAAACGACTGGACTATCACCGGAATATGATTCAATAATTGAGATTGCGGCGGTCAAATATCGCAACAATCTGCCTGTTGATAGATTTAGCCAGCTTATTTATCCGGGCTGCTCCCTTGACGAATTCATAACGGGATTAACTGGTATAACGGATGATATGCTTTCTGGAATGCCGCCAATAGATGAGGTGCTGCCGACATTCATGAATTTCGTTGGGAATGATATTGTGATAGGTCACAATGCGCACTTTGATATCAACTTTATATATGACAATTGCGTAAATTCAAGCTTGCCAGCGTTTGAAAATGATTTCATTGATACCATGCGTATTGCCAAGCGTCTCTATAAAGGCTGGGAAAGCTACAAGCTTGATGATCTGATAGAAAACCTCGGATTGGAAACTCGCGGTATCCATAGGGCGTTAAATGATGCTGAATTAACCGCAAAAGCATACGTTGCCATGTGCGCAAATCCTAACTTTGAAGCTGCGATTGCACCTCCGGGGAAAAAGGCAAAGGATTTTACAGCGGAAGAAGGGCGCGCAGAAGAAGATAATCCGCTGTTTGGGAAGATATGCGTTTTTACCGGTGCTTTACAACGCTTTAATCGGGCCGAGGCAATGCAAATAGTGACTAACATTGGAGGAATTTGTGCAGATGGAGTAACAAAGAAAACAAATTTCCTTATCCTTGGTAATAGCGATTATCTCGCATCTTCTGAAGGTGAAAAAAGCTCAAAGCAGAAGAAAGCCGAAAAGCTCAAGTTGTCTGGCATTGATATTGAAATCATTCCCGAAAATGTCTTTTATGATATGCTTGAATCCTACTTCGATAGTCAAAACAATCAATAACAAAAATGTTTGAGGGCTCTGCACGCTATGGCAAAGAGAACATCCGTTGAAAACTCAATAATCACCGGTGTAATATACGCGCGGTATTCTTCTCACAGCCAAAAAGAAGAAAGTATAGAACAGCAGATAGAGGAATGCACAGCCTTTGCCGTGACCGGCGGCATTTCTGTTGTTGGCATATACGCAGACAAAGCCATTTCTGGCCGTACTGACCGGCGCAATGAGTTTCAGCGGCTTATGCGCGATGCCGAAAAACGCAAGTTCGATGTTGTGATTGCCTATAAATCCAACCGAATTTCCCGTAATATGCTGAATGCATTGCAATATGAATCCCGGCTCGATAGCTTTGGCATAAAAACGCTCTATGCCAAAGAAGAGTTTGGAAACACAGCGGCAGGTCGCTTTGCTTTGCGAACAATGATGAATGTCAATCAGTTCTATTCTGAGAACATGGCCGAGGATATCAGGCGAGGGCTGAAAGACAATGCTGCCGAGTGTAAGGTGAATGGCTCTCTCCCGTATGGCTATAAAAAAGGCGAGGATGGTAAGTATGCCATTGACGAGCCGCGCGCTGCAATAGTGCGGGAGATCTTTTCCAAAGTCGTGGATGATGTTCCCTATGCTGATATTATTCGTAGTCTCAACGACAGAGGGATTCTAACAAAAACACGTAAGCCTTTCAACAAAAACTCGTTTAATCGTATGCTGAGGAACGAAAGATACATCGGAATATATGAGCATTCTGGTGTACGAGTCGTTGGCGGTGTTCCCGCGATAATAAGTGAGGAGGTTTTTTACGCTGTGCAACGTAAGCTTCAGGAAGGGCTAAATAGCGAGGGCGCAAAGCGCAAATCTAATTCTGATTATCTGCTTACCGGCAAGCTATATTGTGGGGAATGCGGCTCTCCCATGGTCGGGTATGCTGGGACGAGTCGGAACGGAACTCTTCACTACTATTACACCTGTAAAAGCCGCGGGAATGACGGCTGCACAAAGCATAATGTCCGTAGGGATTTTATAGAGCAGTTCGTCGTGGATCTGACGCGCGCCTGCCTGTCGCGGGCAGATGTGACAGACTGGCTTGTTTCTGGATATATTGAGCTGAAAAAGCAAGCGCAGGAAACATCGGATGTGCCGGTGATGGAGGAAGAGCTTTCATCCCGGAAAAAGGCGCTGGATAATATCATGAAAGCAATAGAAGCCGGCATATTCAATGAGACAACATCTGCAAGAATGCAAGAGCTGGAAACGGAAATACACGACCTTGAAAGAAGCATTGCTCTCGGAAAGGCCATGTTTGAAGAGCCGGTCGATGGTGAACGTATGCGGTTCTATTTAGAAAAGCTGCGTAATGGTACGCCTGACAACCAAGCTTATCGCAAGGAACTGCTCCGAACTATGGTAAAGGCCATCAGGCTATGGGATGACCGGATAGAGATTGAGTACAACTTCACCGGCACTGATGGAGACGGCAATAATTATCGTGTTGTCACAGAGTTTCTGAAAGGGGATAGCGGCTCTGCCTCTGGTGTTCATACAGAGCCTCCACAGCCCCACCAGAGGAACACCGCAACGAAAGTTGTGGTGTTCTTTTTTCATTTTATATACGTAAACGCCACAGGAGAAACCGCTCATCGCGGTTTCTCCTGTGGCGTTGTTATTTGTATTGCTTATCAGCTTGCGCGGCGCTTTCTTCTCGCAAGTCGAAGCGTGCCGAGAGACGCGCCGCCGAGGGCAAGCGAGAGGCCGCACATGGCAAGCAGAGTGCCAACGTCCATGCCATTATCGCCCGTGCGAGGGTAGATGGGCGCGTCGGACTTGACAAACGGGATGCCGATATCCAGCGACAGGGGCAGAGAGT